GGAAGAGCACGATGGTCTCGATAGGCTAATTGAAAGCGCAGAATATTATGGAATACATTTAAATGTATTGGGGTTAGATGCGGGATGGACTGACGGAGACGTAGCAAGATTAGAGAATCCCGGAGGTGGACAAAAAATCAATATACTCAAAAAAGAATTAGAGAACCTAAACGATGACGATGTGATATTTTTCGTGGATGGCTATGACGTCATTTTTATGACAGGAACGGAAGAGATAGAGAGAAAATGGAAAGATGCAGAATGTAAGGTTTTGTTTGGAGCTGAGAAAGTTCTTTGGCCTGATCGGTCTATAGAAGATAAGTTTCCAAAAGAAAACGAGACTTATAGGTTTCTTAACTCTGGAAACTTCATGGGAGAAGTCGGAGAGCTTAAAAAAATAACAAATGAAGACCTGAAGGACTCGGACGACGACCAGCTCTATTATCAACTTAAATTTTTAAGTGGAGATTTTGACTTTAAGCTAGACTACAAGGCTAACATTTTTCAATGTATTGCATTCTGTGCCGACATCGAAGAGGCTGCCAACGTAAGCTTTCAGAGAGAACTTCAAATAGAGGACAACAGAATCAAAAATATAGAACACAACTCTTACCCCTGTTCTTTTCATGGAAACGGAAGCAAGGAGCAAAAAATAAAACATAACTGGTTCTGCAACTACTTAGGAGGAAGAAGGAACGAAGGAAAGGCTACCTTAAATAATCAAAGAAATGTTTTCTTCGGTATTCCGAGTGTTTTGATATGTTTATTTTTAGAGTCTAAAATGAGCAGTCTAGAATGTATAAAGGCAATAAAAAGGGTTACTAACTTATCTTTCCCCAAAGAGAACATAGATCTTTGTATTTTGTATGACGAAAGCAAGTTGACCTTCGCTACTGATCCAGAAATAGAAGAGAGCCTGAAATTATACAGAAATAAATTCATTAAAAGAACGACCGAAAGAACAAGCGTAGAAGACAGGGACAAGTGCTTAGAACTAGCGAAAGAGACAGAAGCAGACAACTATCTCTATGTTGATGACCACTTTAAAATACAAAAAAACGACTTGATTGAAAACTTACTATTTTCTAATAGGGCGTTAATTGCGCCTCTGGGAGTACGCGAAGAGGAAGACGGCAAAGTCTCCTTCTCAAATTATTGGAGTGCGCTGGACGAAAACGGTTTCTACCGGCAAAGCGAAGACTACTTAAAAATAGTTTCTAGAAAAATAACTGGAATATGGGATGGCCCATATGTGTTTGCCTGCTATCTACTTGACAAGCGTTCAATAAAAAAACTATCTGGGTGCTACTCGCTAAACTACGAATACGATAGGGGCTCTGATATGAGTTTTATGTCTAACGCCATAGACAAAGGAATTATCCCATGTGTAGATAATAGATTCTCATACGGAAAGGCTACATCTTTCTAACTAGAATATCCGCGAGAACCCTAGAAAACTTTCTAACTTCCCTCTCTGTTTTGTCATACCAGAAAGCATGAGCTACCTCTTCGATCACTACCTGTAGCTTTCTTTTCGGAGGCAAATGTGGGTTTACATATATCTTGGGCTCTTCATAAACCTCTGGGTTGTAGCATAGTCCGTCCGCATCATGGCTCTTATGAGGTTTTCTGAAGTAAAACTTGAACTCTTGGTTCTCGGCGTTGGTAAAAGCATAGTCAGGCTTTTTCATATCTATATACCATTACATGTAAAAAAAAGAAAATACTATAAATTTTGATCCTTGTCAACATATAATTAGTGTAAGAGTAACTAGTAATAATCTTTTGTCATGAATATTTATTGTCAATCATGTGGGCAGTTACATAAGTATACGTCCGCGAAGCCTAACTTTTGCACTAATTGTGGGTCTGGACTGTCTGTGGGGGTTGCGGCTCCGGCAAAGCAAACGCTAGATTTGGAGGAAGATATACCGGAAACCAAGCAAGAATTAGTTACGAATTTGGAAAAGCTTGCATTTGATTATCAGGACTTTTCCTCCAAAAGAACCAATAAACTAGGCAGCATCGCCGGAACTTATGTTGGTGAGGGCGGAGAAAAAGTAAAAAGCGAACCCATGCCAAAAGCCAAAAGAGTTACAAAAAAGGCGTTTTTGCAAGAATTCAAGAGAGAAGCTGGTTCTTTGAGATCTAAAGGGGGCAATGAGTAAGAAACCTAGCTTCGAAGAAAAAATTGGAGAGATTGATCAAGAGATAGCAAAAAGAAGAAACAAGTGGAACCTTAACGCCTTATCTTGGATTGACTTCGACGACATAAGCCAAATACTAAGGATACACATCTATAAAAAGTGGCATTTGTACGACCACTCAAAACCTCTTCCTCCTTGGTTAAATAGAACGATATCTAATCAGCTCAAAAATTTAATTAGAAACAACTACAGCAGCTTTGCTAGACCTTGTCTAAGGTGCGCTGCGTCAGAGCCAGACAACTTATGCAAAATATATGTTCAACAGTGTAGCGACTGTCCGATATATAAGAACTGGGAAAAAAATAAAAAAGACGCATACAACATAAAGATACCTGTCCCATTAGAAGGACACGTTCAGGAGATCTCTTCACAGAAACTAGATACTCATAATATTGAAGCCTCAATAAAAAAAGTAAACAAAAAAATGGAAGAGGTCCTTAAACCTATAGAATGGAAGGTGTACAGAATGCTGTACATAGAAAATAGGTCAGAAAGCGAAGTAGCCACAGAAATGGGGTATAAAACCTCTGAAAAAAATAGGTCTCCCGGATATAAACAGATCACAAACATAAAAAGATCTATTATAATAAAGGTTAAGAGGTCTATTCAAAAAGACGAGATAGACATTTTTTGAGTTATGAACGAAGAAAGGTATTTCTCCAAAGACGGTTCGCCAACAACGTACTTTGAGGATAATGGGTTGTCGTTAGACAAGCAAACGGAAGTTCTACAGAAGTGGAACGAAAGCTTAGAGGATCCGCCGTCTCTGAATGAGCTGGTTTCTATTGGTTTTCCGGACGACCCTGCTCCAGACGGAAGGTCGAAAAACGGTAGACTAACGAAAGAGTTTTTGTCGTCCAGAAAAATAAAAGCCAGAGGATCTCAGGTATACGTGCCCTCTAAAAAGTTTGAACTTACAGAAGAGCACAAGCAATACATTGCCGAAAACGCATCTATAATGAGGCCAATAGATATTGGCAGAACGATGACAGGCAAACCAGAGTTGACTAACTTAGACTTAGAAGTAAGGGCCGTCAGGGACTACATAGAGGAACTAAGAAGGTCAACAGGAAGCTTTTACGAAGACAGGACGGTGGAAGAAGTGGAGATGTGGAAGCCCCCCACCACCTTCGGCAAGACATTATCTAAAATAAATAAATATATTCATATTAAAATAAAAGAAGATAAGATGACGACAGCTCAAAAAAAATGCATTAACGCGCTAATGGGCTATCTTCATTCGTATAGATTCATACATCAAATAAGTAACTTTTCAAACGAAGGTGATAAGACTCTTTTTGAAAGCAGCTTCGTAAGATACACAAACGATAAAAGCGACCTGACTCAAGAGGAGGTAGACCAATATATAGTTTTGTCTGTCGAGGTTGTTTTGTCTTCAAACATCCTAAACAGGATAGAAAGACTTAACAACATGTTAGACACAACCGCAAGCGACACCGAAGGAAGAAAAATATCGATGGGGCTAGTAGAATCAATTCGGCACGCTCAGACAGAGTACAACCAATCAGTAACGAGACAACAAAAGTTACTCGAGAGCTTAAAAGAAAAAAGAAGCCAAAGACTTAGTAAGCAAATTAAAGAAAACGCTTCGATACTTAATTTGGTTCAATTATGGAAAGATGAAGAATCGAGATTAGAGTTACTAGAACTTGCGCAAAAACAAAAGGCTTCGATACGAGAAGAAGTGAGAAGGCTCTCATCGTTAGATGAAGTTAAGTGCAGGATAATGGGATTAACTGAAGAGGAAGCTATAAATGGTTAACTGTAAGGTTTGCGATAAAGAGTTTAAGTCGGAAAAAAGTCTGCACGCTCATATAAAATGTCACGACTTGAGGCTAGCAGAGTATTATCAGAAGTTTCACGCTAGAAGGGATTTGTTTTCTGGAGATTTGATAAAGTTCAAGTCAAAGGAATATTATTTATCTACAGACTTCAACAACAGAACAAACTTAAGAAAGTGGTTGGAGAATCAGGCTGACGACGAGAAGAAGAAGTATTGTGAAAAAATATTAAAGGCTAGAATCAAAAAAAAGAACTTGTTCTATGCCCCGTCTCAGGTTGAGTTAAGGTCCGTAATGAGCCCACCAGTCCAATACTACAACAGGGTGTTTGGGGACTATAACGATTTATGTAACGAGCTTGGCCTAAAAAATAAGTTCGATAAGCTAACCGACGAAGCAATTGAAGAGACAAAGCCGCCGGAAGACTGCAAAATATACATAGACACAAGAGAGCAAAAACCGTTTAAGTTCGATGTTCCTTTTGAGATAAAAACTTTGAAGTTCGGAGACTACGCCCTCAGCGATAAAAAAGTTTCTGGAAACTGTTACATAGAAAGGAAGTCTTTAAATGACTTCATAGGAACAATGAGTGGGGGGTACGACAGGTTTAGGAGGGAGATAGAAAGAGCGATAACTGAAGACGCCTATTTAGTTGTTTTAGTTGAAAGATGTATAGAGGAAGCGATGAACTTCAATAAGCTTCCATATGTCTCCAGTAAAATCAGAGCTACGCCAGAATATATATTCAATAGAGTTAGGTCGCTGAACCAAGACTTTAAGAACATACAGTTTTTATTTGCTAAAACAAAGACCGAAGCGATGAGGCTCTGCAAAAAAATGTTCTTTTCTAATCAGTGCTTTAAGAAACGAGATCTTCAGTTAGCTTATGACTTGAAGATGCTGTGATGAAAGGATATATTTGTTTAACTTATAATGAAGCTTGCGCTATAGTATTAATAGCATTGTTGATAGCTTATCTAGATTAGCATGTGGTACTCTCCAGATAAATACGACAGTGGAATAGAAGATGTAAATTCTACCCTTCTCGGCCTCGAGGGCGAGCTAGAGGACAAGCAGGCCAGAATAAGCTTGGCTAAATTCCTTAGGAACAACCTAACGATGACAACATACTGGCTCACCGGCATAAAGCTAGCCCCATATCAAGAGATAATGCTTAAAGGTTTTCTTAATAGAAATTTTAGCATGTGTGTTTGGGGTCGGGGCTGCGGCAAAACTTTTATAGCAAGCATATTTTGTTTTTTGCAATGCATATTTGAACCCAACACGAAAATTTTAATAGCTGGCCCAACGTTTCGTACGGCAAGGTTTATATTCAACAATATAAAAAATATAGTAGAGACCAAAGAGGCCAGACTCCTAGCTCAGGCTTTTGGCGCGAAGACAGAAAGAAACGACCAGCACGAATGGAAAATAAACGGAGGAACAATTACGGCAATCCCACTAAGCGGGGAAAAGATTCGTGGCTTCAGGGCAAATGTGCTTGTTCTTGATGAGTTTATGCTTTTGCCGGAAGAAACTATTAAAAATGTTTTGATGCCGTTTTTGGTTTCACCTCAAGACCTGAAGAAAAGGTTGCAGGTCAGAGAACAAGAAGACGAGCTAATCAAAAAAGGAAAAATAGAAGAAAGCGAAAGGATGGTTTTCAAAAACAACACCAAAATGTTGGCTCTATCTTCTGCTAGCTACACATTTGAAAATTTATACAAAACCTACAAAGACTGGATGGGAAAAATATATTCTGATCAAAGAATGGCAGAAGCTTCTTATTTCATTTCCCAAATGAGCTACGAGTCCCTGCCTGAGCAGATGATAGACCATACAATTATTGAAGAAGCCGCAAGCGGCGGGTTATCAAACTCCTCTTTTCAGAGAGAATATTGCGCAGCTTTCACAGACGGAAGCGACAGCTATTTTAGTGGGAAGAAAATGCACGACTGCACAATACCGGATGGAGAAGAGCCAACCACGAGGATATATGGCAACCCAGACAAAAAATATATTCTTGGCATCGACCCAAGTTTCAGCAATAGCCCATCCTCTGACTATTTTGCTATGTCTTTGCTCGAAATAGACGAAGAGAAAAAAGATGCAACGCTCGTTAATGGGTACGCCGTAGCTGGAGGAGACCTTAGGGATCATATAAAATACTTAGGCTATCTTATGACCAACTTTAATATTGTTATGATTTGCATAGACAACGCTGGTTATCAATTTATAGACGGTGCCAACGAATCAGAGTTTTTTCTTGACAATAAAATAAACATAAAGTTTTTCAATTTCCATGGAGAGAAAGAAGGCGTCGAAAGGGACATTATGCTAAGGAAGGCGAAGATGGAGTATAATCTTGAAGATAAAAAGATTTGCTTTAAGCAGGTTTTCTCTACGGACTTCATAAGAAAAGGCAACGAGAGGCTTCAAGCTGACATCGATCACAAAAGAATATGGTTCGGCTCCAGAACCACCGCCAATGGGCCTGTGTTTAATAAATTTACCTCCAGAAGGGTTCCAGTCAAGCTCACCAACTGTGCAGACGTGCTCGAATTGATTGAGGTCCAAGACGACTTGGTATACCAAACAAAAAAACAATGTGCGCTAGTTGAGGTAAAATCGACCACAAAGGGAGTGCAATCCTTCGACCTTCCATCACACCTGAAAAGGAGCACCTCGGTGAATAGAGCGAGAAAAGACAACTATACAACTCTAATGCTTTCTAATTGGGCAACTAGGTCGTATTTTGATATAATTAACCTAAAGGGGGAAAACGTGAATAACACTTTTGTTCCGATGATGATTTAAAAAGTGTAAAAAACACCAAGTTTTACAATGAAAAAAGAGACCGCAAAAAAGACCCCAGTTAAAAGGACTAGGGCAGCAGCAAAGCCTAAAGTAGAGCCCGCAGAACCACTAATGGTTTCTACAGCTGTTTCGAATAGTGACATATATCCAGATCAAAATAGTCGGACTAGAACAAGATCAAACAAGTCGGCTTCCATCCTGAGGACGGACAGGTTCAAGAATATAGAAGATGGGCTAATCCCATTCAAATACACAAAAGATTCCTCTAATACGAGCGGAATCACAGTCAGAGATGCCGTAATTCTATGCCAAAAAGCCTACTATAATTTTGCCATATTTAGAAACACCATAGACTTGATGACCGAATTTACTTCTGGAAACATATATTTCACAGGAGGAAGCAAAAAGGTAAATAAATTCATAGAAGCGTTTTTCGACAAAATTAACTTAAACGATTTCCAAAATAAGTTTTATAGGGAATACTTTAGGTCTGGAAACGTGTTTGTTTATAGGTTTGACTCTAAGATTAATCAAGAAGACTTTAAGAGGATAAACCAAACATTCGGATCTTCTCTATTGGCCGACGACAACGACTTAATCGTTCCCAGTAGATATATCACGTTAAACCCTTCAGATATACAATTGACAGGAAACGTCACTTTCGTTAACCCAACCTATTTCAAGGTTTTGACCGACTACGAGCTGGAGAGAGTTAGAAATCCAAGAACGGAAGAGGATCACCAAGTTTTAGAGAGCCTTGACCCAGAAACCAAACAAGCCCTTAAAAAAGGAAAAAGGATGGGGTCTGTAAGAATACCGCTTCCCTTAGACAAAGTTAGTGCTGTTTTTTACAAAAAGCAAGACTACGAGCCATTTGCGGTTCCGATGGGTTTTCCAATTCTAGAGGATTTAAACTGGAAAGCGGAAATGAAGAAGATGGACATGGCAATAGCAAGAACGATGCAGCAGTCCATTCTTTTAGTTACAATGGGAGACGCCCCAGAAAGAGGCGGCATAAATCAAAGGAACTTGTTAGCTATGCAGAAGCTTTTCCAAAACGAATCAGTTGGAAGAGTTCTAATAGCGGACTACACAACGAAGGCCGAGTTCGTAGTTCCTAAAATCGCAGACTTGCTTGACCCAAGAAAATACCAAATCGTTAATGAAGACATTCAGGTAGGGCTAAATAACATCTTAACTAGCGGCGGCGAAAAGTACGCAAACATGCAGATAAAGATTAGCGTGTTCGTGGAGAGGCTCAGGCAGGCAAGGCAAATATTCTTGCATGAATTCCTAAAACCAGAGATAAAGAGAATTTGTAAAAGTTTGGGTTTCAAAAACTACCCAATTCCAAACTACGAAGACATTGACTTAGATGATTCTTCGACGGCAGATAGGGTCTATACTAGGCTAATTGAGTTGGGCGTACTAACACCAGAAGAAGGGCTAGAGGCAATAAAGACAGGCAGGCTACCTACCAGACAAGAGTCTCTAGACTCGCAAAAAGAATATAGCGACCTAAAGGACGAAGGGTTCTATGAGCCGATAGTTTTAAGAAGAGACAACTCCACCCAAGAGGAGAACTCTAAAAACGGGGAATATAAACATGCTCCGAAAGAAGGGGGAAGACCGGAAGGAATTTCCACGCCGTTAGAAGAAAAGAGAGATTCAGCCCCAATAGGGCTAGAAGGAAAACAAAGCTTCAGCTTGTCACAAGTCAAAGATAATATGATTCAAGCAAACAAGCTAGAAGACCATATTCGAAAACTGTTAAGGAAAAAGTTCTCGAAAAGAGCACTAACAAAACAACAAAAAGAAGTGGCTTTTGATATTTCTAAAATAGTAATGGCCAACGAAGATAAGAAAGATTGGATTAAAAAATCGCAAACATACATAAATAAGCCAGTAGACACAAATCATGAGATGGTTGAAGCCACTCAGTCTATAGCCTACGAACACCAGTTGGACGATTGGGTAGCTAGC